GGCCGCAAGCGTTTCCACAGCGCCACGTTTGACGTGAAGCACCTGATTTACAACCTCTGGATGCGTGACCCGCTCGATTATAAGAGCTGTCTGGAAGGTCTGGACATCATGACGCGCAATCTCGATTGCACGAAGGTGTTGAGCTATCTGGCGGTCAATTCCTGCTCGGGTAACACGCTTGGCTTGAAGTATCAGTCCCAAGAGTTCACCGGCAACTATGCACAGGACGATATCAAGGACATCCGCAAGATCGATCTGCCAAATCTGCTCCGTTACAACGGTGTGGACTGCATGGCGACAAACTACACCTACGACAAGCACATGCCGACGGTTGTCGCTGATCAGCAGCTTGATCTGTACAAGGGGCTGATGCTCGACTCGGTACGCCTGATCATCAATGTGGAGCTGGTCGGTTTGCCGATGTGTCCGCGCAAAGTCGTGGAAACCAAGGAAAAACTGGAGAAGCTGCAAGAGCAATACTTGCTGACCATCCAGAATGACCCAATGGTGGCGAAGCTAAACCATCTGTTGCAGGTTGCGACGATGGAGGCCGCGAACGCCAAACTGAAGACAAAACAGCACCCGCTGGAGAAGTTTTGCGACACTGTCTTCAACCCCGGTTCACCGCTGCAATTGCAGCGATTGCTGTACGAATTGCTGGAATTGCCTGTCATTGCCCGAACGCCTACAAAGGCGCCGGCCACTGGCGGCAAGATCATCAAGCAATTGCTCGACCACGAAAAAGCGATCCCGCATAAAGCTTTGCTTCAGGCGCTGATCGACTATTCAGCCGTCACCAAGATCATTCAGGCGTTCATGCCTGCGTTCGAGAATGGCATCCTCAAAGCCGACGGCATGCGTTATCTGCATGGTGTTTTCAACATCGGCGGTACGGTGTCTGGTCGTCTGTCCTCAAGCGACCCGAACATGCAAAACCTGCCGGCCGGCTCTGCTTACGGCAAGCTGATCAAAGAACTGTTCATGGGGCCGCCCGGATGGATCTTTGCCGGTGCTGACTTCAACAGCCTGGAGGATTACATCTCGGCGCTGACAACACGCGACCCAAACAAGCTGAAGGTTTATATCGACGGCTACGACGGTCACTGCTTGCGTGCTTATGCGTACTTCCAAGACCAAATGCCTGACATTGATCCGACTTCAGTCGATTCGATTAACAGCATTGCCAAGAAGTATCCGGAACTGCGACAGGAGTCGAAAGCTCCAACTTTCGCCCTGACGTATCAGGGAACCTTTGCCACTCTGATGAAAAACCTTGGTTGGTCTGAAGAGAAAGCGAAGCGTATCGAAGCGAACTTCCACGAACTGTACAAGGCATCCACCGAGTACATCATGGATCGTTTGCACCAAGCGACCCGCGACGGCTACGTCACTGTGGCATTTGGTTTGCGTCTGCGCACCCCAATGCTCGGTCGCTCGTATCTCGGCCTCGATTGCACCCCGAAAGAGGTTGCAGCCGAAGGTCGCACCGCAGGTAACGCAATGGGCCAGTCTTATGGCCTGTTGAACAACCGCGCTGCCGCGGCATTCATGAAACGTGTACACGCAAGCCCGTTCCGCTACGACATCAAACCAGTTGCATTGATTCACGATGCAATCTACCTCCTGATCAAAAATGATCCGGTTGTGGTCGAATTCGCCAACCGTGTGTTGATCGAAGAGATGTCTTGGCAGGAACTGCCAGAATTGCACCACGATCAAGTGAAGATCGGCGCTGCGCTCGATCTGTTCTATCCGAACTGGGCTACCCCAGTGACATTGCCGGTTAACGCCGACGTTCCCACCATCAAGGCTGTGTGCAAAGCGCACATGGTCAAAATTCGCGAGAAGGAAGCAGCATGAAACCTTACTGGTTAGTTTGGAACCCCAACAAGACCGAGTTCGTCGGCTTCGATAACGAACAAGACGCCGTGGACACTGCGTACCCGGGCGCGTCTTCGCTGCCCAGTATCGGCTATGCATTTCGTGAAGCTTACGCCGATGACGATGAAGACCTCGTTTTCATGATCCAGCGTGTGGAAATCCCAGAATGATCGCAAGTGCATGGTTCTATTGGGTATATGTGAGGCCGTTCGTATGAGTGAGATCCTTGGATATCGCGCAGACGGGCGCCCGATTCACCCAAACAAGCCGGGTTCGATACAGACTGCCTGTGTTGTGACCTGTTCCCAGTGCCACACTGCCATCAAAGGCATGGGTGGCCCAATTCGTGATGCTTTCTGCATCCCTTGCTTCGAGAAAAAAGACAATGGCAACGATAGTCCTGCAAGTCTGCCTTGAGGTAGACGAAGTATCTGAAGATGCACCGGAAAACGTCCGAAGCACCGTAGAGAGTGCAATTTGCAACTCTATGCTGCAACTAGGCGAAGACGGCGTATCCACTTTCAACGTTGTGTTCGAGGACATAGTATGAATCCGCTTCGTGACAAATATCTGAACCTGTTCATGGCTCAGGCGTACGCTGCCGAGGCCCAGACCGAAGCTGTGCGTGAACGTGTAGGCTGCGTGATTGTGTCCCCTTCGGGGGCCATGGTCACCGGCTGGAACGGGCAACCCTCGGGACACCACACCAACTGCTGCGAAAACACACCTGTTGTTGAAGACGGCGTGGAGCGCATGAAAACCGATCGTTCTGTGCTCCATGCGGAAAACAATGCGATGGGTTGGGCACACCGTAGCGGAACCTCGCTGCAAGGTGCCTGGATGTTCACTACCGTCTCACCTTGTGAGGTCTGCGCCCGCAGTATCATCCCATCCGGCATTGCCCGGGTATTTTTCCACCGCTTCCACGACGATATGACCGGTATTGAGCTTTTGGCTGAAGCCGGTATCGATGTGCGAAACATGCCTTACTTCAAGGGGTAAACATGGCCAAGTCTCAGCACGCACCCGGCAAATTCGGTAACGCACCGGTTAATGGCCGGTATTTCTTCGTTCATCGTCTCAGCCGCTGTGTGCGTAGCTGGGACATGGACTCCCGTCCGGTTCCGTCGGGATGGGAACAGGTTTCCCTCGAAGAATGGACAGCGTTCCGCAAGGAAACGCTGAAAATCCCACTGAAGAAGCGCAAAGCGCTTCACGCATTGCTTTATAAGGAACCACCATGCGAATCAAAGTCCGCACAACCATCACCACCTACGCCGATCTCCCAGAAGGCGCAACCCTCGAACAAGCGCGCAATGAAATCCTCGCCCGCTTCGAAAACGACGAAGACGAAGACGAAGGCAACCAAGCCGTCGAACAAGTCCAGTCCCTCCACTCCCACGCCCTCTACATCTCGACGACCACAGCGCAAAGCGTCGAGCACTGTGTGAATCTGGCGTGAGCGAGGCGGAAGAGGTCGCGGAACGGATCTTTGAACAGTTCCCCGAATACTTCCCGCTCACTTCGCGCCAGCAGGCTGTTAGCATTGCTACCGGCCAGATGCCCGAAGAGAGCATCACAATCATCCAGGCGGTGGCTGACGCCCTTATGGAGTTAAGCAAACCATGCAAGTGACATCTACCTGCACCAAAACACACACCATCAATGACGACACCGGTTTCCGTGTCGCCACCGTGGTCCTGACCGATGAGGCGCCCGGTAAAGGGCGTTTCACTGTCGTAGCCAACGGCACTACCTATTCCTGCTACTGGAACAGCATGGGCGACCTCGATATCACCGAATTCTTCAAAGCCACCAACGATGACTATGTCGTTGGTTGTCTTGATCCATTCGGTACGTTGTTTCGCAAGATTAACCCTGCAATCCTCAAGGGTATCATCGCGCAGGACATCGCCGGGATGGAACGCCACACTGACGAACAAAAGGTGAATTTCACCGCACGTCTGGTGGAGTTGGAGCCTATCTCGGACGTAAATGGTCTGGTTGCCTTGAATGGCACACTCATGACTCAAATTTACGGCCCGATGTGGGTTAACCAAGTCAACGAGCGCTTCCTCGGCCAACATCCGGCATATACCGATCTGTTCGAGAAAGTTGCGACGATCCGTACCGCTTTGTTCGGCGAGAAGGCTGCATAAGTGTTCCTCTCCGGTCAATTTGCCACTATTATGTGGCACGGCTGTATCTAGCCGATTGACCGGAGAAACGCTATGCCTTGGAAAGACGATCCTGCCGTATCTGGCGCGATTTTCGCCGTAGTCCTCAGTCTGCTTTCTGGCTTCCTTTCCGTGGCATCTGCCTTGGCAAAAGGCCAAAAATTTTCGCTGTTGTGGCTGTCTGCACAATTAACCGGCGCTGTGTTGGCCGGCTGGCTTGTTTGGGACATGTACCCACTCATTGCAGACGGCGTACCGGTTTGGTTCACCCAACCGATTGCAACGTCCATCGCCGCCCACTACGGTGGCAAACTCTTCTCGATTGTTGAGGGGGTGCTAGGAAAACGCTGGGGAGTCGATAAACCGGCTTCCGAATAATCAACCACCAAGCCTCGCACTGCGGGGCTTTTTTACGAGCGCAATTTATGAGCAAGTACCAAACTCTGGTCATCTTGGCCGATGGATTGGCCCTCCACCCACGCAAAGTAACCATTGAAGGCAAAGAATACACAGTCACAGCCTCGGCTGAAGGACATGGCATTGCCGAGATGGAACCTTACGAAGCTCTGGCAACCGAGCTGCGTTTGGGACAACACGAAGCACTGGACGCGGACGACTTGGCGACCCTCGCCGAGGAAGTCCAACGCCGTGCTATCCGTCAACGGGAGAGCAGCTACGATGAGTGACATCAAGCCAGGAAAGAAATTTTTCAGTGTTGTCTTCGAGATCGAAGATCCAACCGCATTCACCGACGTAGCCGTCAAATACTCGACCGCCATGCACCAAGAATTGGTAGAGCAAGGCGCCCGGGTAACTGCTTGCGGTTGGGGTGATTACGCCACGGAGCGGGACGCGCTGGCTCACCATATTCAGGCAAACGGTATCGATACCGATGACGTTGTGCAGGAATACATCGAAGAGCAGGAACTTGAGTATAGCCAGCGTGACATCACCGGATAAAGAAGCGGGGCCTATTGGCCCCGTGCTTTGTCGTACATTTGCTCGACTTTCAACCCTCGGGAGCGAGATTCGTCAAACGCTCCTGCGAGTTCTTGTCGCTCCGTGCTACAGCTTGCATACAGCTCGGAGAGCACCATTGCGGCGCGGGTAACTGACGAAACTGTGCCGGAATTGCTGGAAGCAGCACCGGCTCGCTGTAAACGTAACTGGAGGGCAGAGAGTTGCCCGTGCAGGCCGTTAAGAGCAGCATCAGCGTCAGATTTAACGCGCTGGCTTTCAAGCCGTTGTTGATCATTGATTTCCAGTTGATTTGCGAGGTCATCGCGTAATCCCCGTTCTGTTTCACGTTGCTTGCGTTCAAATTCTGCTTTGGCTAACGCTTCATCTGAATTGCGTGATTCCCAGCGGGTTAGCCAACCCTTTTCGTTGTAGTCGATGCCTTGGGCGAATCCCAGCCCCAAAGCCCCGACGACGAGCACTATAGCAATCCAGTGCTCGCCGAGGAAGGCTTTGATCATTTAGACCCCCAATTCTGTGCGGGCATTCGCATACGCGGTGGCCCAAGTGTTCTTGTGCGGCTTGCCCGGGCGCCAGTTCTTGATGTAGGTGGCCCAGCCAGCTTCAGCATCACCGATCTTCGGCAGCCGGCCCATGTCCGTCAGCAGCAGCAGGCGAGCAAAGCCAGCGCCCAGCACGTCGTCGTGTTCCATGGCAGCCCAGACAGCGGCAGCCGTCGGCTCTACGTCACGGACAGCGCACAAGCGCTTGGCCAAGGTAGCGGAGCTAGGGTGCCGTAGCACACCGGCAACGCCACCACCTTGCTCAAACTGCCAGAAGCTGGTTGCCGGACCTTTCGGTACGAGCTTCCCATCCTTCTCGATGATCTGGCGGCGCGCCTTGTATTTCGTTTCCTGCCCACCGATGGCCAAAACTTCAAGTTTGGCCTCATTGCTGCCGTATTTCTCGCCGAGGATCTCGATGGCGATATTCAGTGCTGCGTGTGCCAGTTTAATGCTCATGTGTTGCCCTTATAAGGTAGGTCGTTTAGTTGCGTCAGGGAAGTCCGGGTTACCGCCGTCTTTCCATGCCCGAATCTTGGTTCGGTACGCACGCCACTGTGCTTCAGTTACGTCCATTGCATCAGGGTCAGCATCCTCCAGTGCAATAAGCTGATCAGCGATCAGACGCATTTGAGTTAATTGCCAGGCGTCTTCTACCTTGGCATTGGCAGCCCGTTGATGGCTTGCCTCTTCGGCGTCCCGCATGGCCTTAGTGCTCAAGCGGGACCAGTCGATATTGCTCATAGTTCTTCACCACTGGCTTCAGCTACAGAAAACTCTTCGTAAGAGAGCACAGGCGGGACGTATTCCGGCAATGGTGCAGGAAATACAACCGGGCCATCAGGAACATCAATAAGAGGTTCTGGGTAGGCTTGTTCCGGGCTGTAATTAGGCGGAAGTGGTAGACGAAGGCAAACCTGCATAACTCCGTCTACAATTTCGACGTTACCCGGATATTCAAACCAGATGGATGAAATGGCCTCGGTAGGGAGGCGATCACCCTCCTGCATACGGCTGAAATCAAAC